TATGCCACCTCCTTTTCATCTTCCTGCATGGCTAGATGCTCATCGTAATCAAACCTACCATATGTCATAGCTCGCATACTGTCGCTTGTTCCTACTGTGGTTGGGTCTACAATTACACCTATCTCAACAAGCCATGTTACGAGCATTTTAACAGTTTCGATTAGCAGCTCCTGCGGTGGTACCCCCTGTTTTGCAGCATTATAGACTGCAATAAACTGATATCCCATCGCTATCATTCCTAGTAGAAATGCCAATACCCATGTCTTATTCCTAGTTCTAATTTTCCAGTTGATTTTCATTTTTAATTTCCATCCTTCCTATTCTCAATTGCAACTATTCTTTTCTCATGATTGATTAACATATCATCTTGCTGATTTTCTTTTGCCCATATTCTGGCATGAGACTCTTGATCATGAGACTCTTGTGCTTTTACATCCTCCTCTATTTTTTTGATATTATCTCCCAGTATGCCAACTTGGACGGTAAATGCAGATACCGATTTATCGAGCCGATTAATTGGTTCGCTTACTAGCTTACTAAGGCTATATATTAGTCCTGCTAGAGCAGATAGTCCTAATATGATTGTTCCTAGTGTTTCTGGTGTCATCTAAACCTCCTTTTTGTTTTCATAAAAAATACACCGCTCTATGCGATGTTACAAGTTACCCTTAAACTTAATATAGGATGATGTTGCCAAGTTAGATTTACTGTCTATTTTATATTCATGACCTTTGAATACTGTTATTTGCCCAGCACTTGATGCTCCATTCATTGTAAGTGATTTAAATGCCCAATCTTTACTTGTTATATCCTTCATGTATATATAGCTTGCGCTATTGATTGAAGGATCTATATGTACTGCCATTATTCCATTGCTAGGAGCTGTCCATGTGCTTCCATTTGTAATCATTGTTGTCGAGAGGTCTGTCCAATTGTCGGGATATCCTTTTTCAAAAGCAGCAAGCTTTTTCGCTATTAATTCTAAAATCTTATCTATCACATTACACCTCCATGCCTAAGGCTTTGTACAGTCCAATAGTTTTTTCAGACACAATAATTCCGCCCATTCCTCTCTTCCACTCGTTAATCTCTTTTTTAAAAGAAACACTTGGGCCATCTAGCATAATTGTATATAGTGGAATGTCTACATTTGTTGAACCGCTTACAATGCTTCCCGTTTTGATTGTTGGTGATGCTGGAGTATTACCTTTCTGTACAGCTGTTCCTTTTAGCAATACTGTTTCAACTTTTTCGACATTAGATGCTCCATCTTTCGTATACCGCATCACAACTATATCTTTACGCACATAACCACTTGCACAGGTCTCTACTACAAGAGTTTCGGTGTTATGCTGAATATATCTTCCCTCAAACGCCACAATTCCTTTTCCCAACGAAAATTGGTTTATGGATGGCATTGAGCCTTCTAGTCCACCTGTATATGGGATAACAACTGCTTCATCTGGATTGCCCCAAATTGAGTTGTTAATCATTGCATCCATATTAGGTGTTATGTGTCTTTCACCAGTATAACCAGTTATAATCTGTGTACTTGTTGACATTATTACACCCTCACTTTCGTTTTGTACTCATAACTTTCAGTTGCATAGTCTCCAAAATCTGACCTCTTCCATATAATCGATGATATTTCTGCAGATACATATTCACCAGTAATTTGGTCTCTCGCGGATACTATATCGCCCAGATTTACATTCACACCATCAATAGACACTTCAATCTGCGTGTGCTGGCTAATTAGTTCCTGATAGTGTTTCATGCTATCCTTGAGCAAATCTTCACTAGATCCAAAATCATATGTTTGACAAGGATAACCTTCATTAGGAGTCTTGCTCACGTTCCAATTATCATCGGCATATAGATTGATAACCTCTCTATCTTTTAAATCACCTTGACCTAAACATATTAACCTCTTTGGTGTGTCGCCATCGCGAATTATTGTAAGGTCAATATTGTCATTATAGTCTTGAGAAAATTCTATCTGATTTGAGAGGTTAACTTTTTCTAGAAATTCTGCAGTTAATATACCAGCTCCACCATACTGCAAGGAGTAGTTTATTCTCATTACAACATCATGTGGTGTTGCAGTTGCAAGGTACTTTTTCACCGTGTCGAATAAAGTAACATATCGTTCAACTTGAAATTGGTTGGCGGTCAAATCACATTGTTTCAGCTTGTATATCGTTGGAAATGGAAGTTGCCTCATTGCTGTTCCTATATTCCCCGATAGGATTTTATAATCCTCTCCTTTAGGTGGTTCAACAATAACATTCTGCTGCATCCCTCTCCACGTTTTACCTGTGTATGTAACAGTTGCAGCTTCCGCACTGATTTTGATTCCTGTTATATACCCTCCGAACTCTGTTTCATCAGCAAACACTCTTGTTTTAATATGATTTTCTATATATAGAAGTTCATCTCTTGTCGGTGTTGCCATTGTGATTTCGAAGTTGTTATTTTCTTCCCCTATCTCAAAATCCGCTTCATAGTGTTGTAAGATTCCACTATCTAGGACGTGACCTTGCCAGTTCTCTTTTATGTAGATTAATTCCATGATGGCTCACTCCTTGTCTCTACTGTTTCAAAATCCATGTGCAACTCACCATATGCTATTTCATTCATTTTATCTAATGTAATAAACGGTGAGTTTTCTTTATCTCTGAACACAAATGCGCTTTTAGACGTTCCGTTGGGCTGTATAATTTCAATTGTCTTCTTGTTAGAAACTGATGTTATTCTTAGCTGTTCACCAACTTTTATTCCTACATTAATATGTATAGGCTTATTGTTGATATAAAATATCGGATTGCTCACAGCACCATATATCGTCGCAATAAATCCTGCGCCTACAGTAGCAAGTTCTATATTTTCACTAACAGATATTCCTGTTTCATATCCGAAGTTATAGCCTCTGCCAGGAATTGCAAGTTCTCCTGTCGCTAAATAGTTTCTCCATAAGTCTTCACCCTTCTGAACCATGCTAGCAATCCCGAGTGTATGAAATGTTCTTCTTGTCCATGCAGATATTGTAGCTCTTACCTTAAATATTGCCTGTCTCTCCATGCGTATATCATAACTGTATTCGGACTCAACAATGTAACAAGGTAGTTTCCATCCTCGTATTTCTATTGTTCCTGGTTGTCCTGCTAGTACATCTTCTGTAAATACATCGGTCAGTTTGTCTCTAAGAGCTTTGGAATCGCTTGCTATACCTACTTTTAAAACATACTCTTTCTTGCTTCGTCTCAAATTCCTAACTTGCCCAAATTGTTCATCAAATGTCCATGTCCAGTTCTTAAAATCAGATATCTCTGAATAATACGGAAATTCATTAAATGTAAGACGAAGCTGACCATGTCTATCGTAATAACGTATTTTATCTTTCATATTACGTACCCCTTTAAGTTACCGAATTAATCAGTCTACCCAACTCACGATCGTTCATCTTAATTCTCGTTGGCTGCTGACTTATGTAAAGCATCTCCTTCATAAGCTGTACAATTTGTCCTAACATAATTGCTTGCTGAGAATTATTTTTCTCGAACATGTTGTCCATCTGACTCCACAACTTATCCAGTGGAACAACAGCCTCAGTGCCAGCTTCACCAACACCGATTACACTTGCGTTATTGAAAATACCTCCTGTTTTGTACCATTTGACATCAAATTTCGGTAAGCTTCCTTTTCCGCCAATTCCGAATGGCGCACTACCGCCATGTACTGAAATATGTGGTAGCTTGAGGTCAAGCTTTAACTTTATTGCATTAAACACACTTTTAATTTTGTTTATGACAGCCTTAACTGTTGCATATGCTGTCATAATCGGACTTACAATCGCATTCTTAATCGCATTCCATATCTTAACAGCATCTGATTTAATCGCGTTCCATTCCTGTGCTGCTCGTGCCTTTACTTGCGCCCAGTGAGTATACAGTGCGACACCTGCTGCTATCACTGCTGCTATTGCAGCAACTATAGCAATCATAGGTAAACTTATTGCGCCTATTACTGGTAGTAATACTCCTATCGCACTAACAACTGCACCTATCATAACTATTAGAGGACCACCTATTGCAAGTACTGCTGTGATTCCAATTGCTATTTTCGCCATAACTGGATGTGCTTGGAGGAAGTTTATCAATGCCTGTACCTTCGGTAAAATGTTTGTGCTCACCCATGTAGCTAGTTGCCCAAGAGCTGGGAGTAATGTTGCTCCTATTTGTGAAGACATTCCAGCAATCTGATTACGTGCTTGGGCAAGCTGACCAGATGGTGTTTCTGCCATCTTCTGGTTCATATTTCCCACATTTTGGGAAATAACCTGTGCAAGCATTGCGGCTTTTTCCTCTTCATTTCCATATCTCAGAACCTGCTCCTGTGCTTTGTCAAATGAAACACCAGCACGTCTAAGTGCACCGACCTGTCCTGAATACACTTTACCGAACATGTTCGCAGTATTTATCATGTCTTCTTGAGTTACATTAGTTCCATGCATCTGTACCGCAAGGTCATTCATGGCTGGAGTCAGCTTTTTTAATGCCTCTGTACTATGTAGATATGTTGCTAACTGCTGTGCGCCAGAACGCTGTGCAGTTTTACCAACTACACCAGTCTTTGCCTCTGCATCAATTACCTTGTTTATTTCAGCAACTTGTTTCTTGCTAGCACCCATCATAGATTTCATGACCTCTTCTAGCTTTGTTTGTGATTGTTGCGCTTTAATTGCTGCAGATACAAACTTTGACCCAAGCGCAATTAGAGCTGCTCCTGCTATTGTCGCATTTCTTCCAATATGAGTTAGAGTGCTTCCAAATCTCTTAAACTCCTCACTTGCGTGTATAAGAGATGGTGATTTCACCTTCTTTAACTCTCTGTTGAATGTCTTTAGCTTTGACTCGGTCTCTATAATTTCTCGCCTCAAGCTCTGATATTCTGCAGATGTCTTATCAACACCTTTTGCATCAAGCTGTTTTTGTGCGTTCTTTAATTCGCTTAGCGCCTGTTCTGTCGACTTGATTTTCTGCTTCAGAAGAGATTGTTTCTGCGCAATTAGTTCCGTGTTACCAGGATTAAATTTCAATGCTTGGTTCACTTTTTTAAGCTCGGAATCCACACTTCGTGATTCCTTCTTAATGGTGCGCATCGCTTTTCCTAACTTGGTAGTCTCTCCTCGAAATTCAATTGTTATTCCTTTGATATTTCCTGCCATTTTCTCTCCTATCCTAGGAAGTTATCCCAATCGCTCTGATTCGCTTTGCGACTACTGTTAACACTGCTAACCTCTTCAGAACCATCATCTGTACTATGTAGTTCATTCCATGTCTGGCAAAAATCTACAATCTGACACAGTTCCATATGTCTAGCATCTTCTAGTGTTAGCCCTCTGTCGATACAGGCGATGAGGATGTCATTGAAGGTATAGCCTCCTTGATTTTCTTCGCTGCTTTCTTTATCTTCAGAAGGCTCTTTGCGTTTTTTGGACTTACACAAGAACTTACGATTAATTCAAATACTGGTACCAGGACCTTATCCATTTCAATACGCTCAAACTGATTAACCCATTCAAAGTGACCTTTGATTTTAGGATTACTATTTTTTGCAAGCGCCCAAATGATATTAAGTACCGTTGTTGTTTCTAGCCCGTACAGTGTATCTAGCGCATCTTCAATTACTTCTCCATTGATATGCGCTAATATATTGTCGCTATCGCTTTCATCATCGATTGCTTTTGCCACAGTGCCTAGCAATGCCTCTATTAGTGGCATTAGATCGGGTAGTATGTCATGTCCGAACTCTTCTCTATAAATAAATAGCCAGCCAAGTGAACTGTTAAGTTCACAAGGCTGACTGCCATCAATTTTAATTGTTTTTTTCATCTTCGCTTACCCCTTTAGTTCTGGTTTTGCTGGTGTAGTAAATACATTGGCATATCCTGCATCGCCTGGATTGTATACTACCTGTGTGAGACCTGTTGCATTATCACCAATTACTGTGATTTTTGATGATTCAGTTGCTGGCTCTTTCTTGTCGCTAATAGTCTCATATTCTCTTGATATTCCACCAAGGGTTACATTGTAGAGTAGCACTCTTCTCTTCTCTTTATCGCCTTTTGCCTCGAATGATATCCATAGAGGTGGTTTTACAGCCCCCTTAACACTCGCCAGCCCACCATCCTTGGTTTCTGCATATCCCATGAATTTTTTCTTGAAATCATCGGTGAATTTTGCTACCTTCAGCGTTCCCGAAAATCCATTATCCTGATAATCGCTGAAGAATATCGTATCATCAGCATAGAATGGATTGCTATCTCCTTCAGGCTCTAGCGATAGAGATACCGCACCTGGCATTAGAATTCCCTCACCCATTGTTACAGCTCCAGTATTGGGATTTACCTCGTATGTTCCCATATGTAAGTTGGATATACCAAATTCAACTTTATTCTTATCCATTATTTCTCCTTTCGTGTTATGAGACTGTGTAGTACACCTCAAAACAATCTTCTTTATCAATGTAGATATCTTCACTCTTATCAAGGATTATAAACTCATTAGTTGCGAGAGCATTCTCAATTGCCTCTTCTAGACTTTCATCCTTATTTTGGAAGTAAAGCTCTACCCTATACTCATATTCTCCGTGGAATATAGAATTATTGTCTGCTGAAAAGAATGTGCTTCCAGCTCCTATCATTATGAGGAATGGAAACTCTTGCTTTCTTTTGAATCTACCATATGCCACAGGTACTTTTAGCTTTTTTAAGCAGTTATTCAATTGACTAATCTTACCCACGGTTTAACTCCTCTCTAAGCTTCTCCTCATATTCTCTAATGGCTTTCTGTTCAGCTGGCTTGATATGTGGTCTCCCTGCATACCTTCCTGTACCTCTTCCTGTAACATGAGAGTTTTCCAGCAAATGAGTTAGTCCAGGCTTCGTAGCATTATATACAACATAGCTTCCTTCTTTCAGTTTTTTTGCTTTAAAACCTTTAGCATAGTTCCCTTCACCTTTGAAGTTTTCGCTGGCTCTTGCTTTTACATCAGCTACGCAGTCTTTAGCAACACTCTTCCCAACTCGTTCAACTGTTTTCTTAACATCCTCGTTGTAAGTCATTAAGATATCTGCGATTTGCGATTCTATACTATCGTTCATTTGTTCCAAGCCTCTTCATAAGTGTTAATTCAACTTCATGTCCGTTTACATACGTTCGACTAACGTCATAGAATATACCTCTATATTCCGCAATTTTCTGATTGTCATAATCATATTCATCAGCGAGTACTATGGTTAATTCTGGCATCATATCTGTAGTAGCGGCAGCATAGAACTCTTTCATGCCGATAGACTTAGCTTTACAAAACAGTTCTTGTGGATCTATAAGTGTTGCAACTTCATTGCCACTCTCATCTTGTGATATATCCAGTCTGTACAGTGTCACAATATCGTTATACATTCTGTCTATCCACATCCTTCCTCAATCCATCAGCTTGCATGTAAAATGCATCTCTGTACTTTTCCATAAGTTTATCGGAGTCGACATTTTGCCATAGGCAATATGTTTGAACAGCCTTAAGCACCAGCAAATCTTCAATTTCACCGTTCTTAATGACAGTAAACGCGCTGGAAACTCCAACGCGTTTTAACTCATCAAGTGCAGTATCGATATCAGCCTTAAGGCTCTCATCTAACTTGCTGTGCTTTATTCTCAGCGCTGTTTTTACAGAATCCAGTGCGTTCATTGTCACTCACTTCCTTATGCGTTCGCTCTGTCGAATCTTACAATTGCTCTTGCATCTCCTAAGTTTCCGTCAGCAAGTGTCATTGCTCTCCATACTACAGACCCACTTCTGAATCCTACAGATGCATCAGGCTTAACCTCTGTATCAGAAGCGAAGTTGAATTTGTAAGCTTTGAGATCCCCGAATAGCAACTTATCTGCAGGGCAGTTGTCATCAATGATCACTGGATATCCTAGTACGTTGAACTTAGCAGGTGACTGTGCATCAGCTACGCATACCTTCTGTCCGTTGGAATCTGTCATTCCTAGAACATCTCCATAGAACATAGCTCTATTCATTACTAGAGTTCCATTAGCAGCATAACCTGTTGGAAGTGCTGCAAGCACCTTCATAAGATCCTCGTATGTCATGCCTGCCTTAGTAAATGTTCCAGTTGCAGCGTTCTTCACCTTAAAGATACCTGTTGGCTGTGTTGCTCCCTGTCCATTAAGAATTGCATTGTTAACTGCCTTAAGGATCTTATCAGCAAGCCTTGCAACTATCCACTTTTCAAATGCAGCTACAGACATTGCGCTGATATCAGCTGTAATTTCCACTGTCTTAATCAGCTTATATGCATTAAGTGTGATAGGTGCTAGTGTGTCTGTCCCATCTGTTGCAGCTATTCCCATTTCTACCCAGGCTGCATCAGATGCAGCGGTCTCTACAGGGAATGTAACATAACCTGTAATATGTGTTACATCAACAGCATCTACAAGTGGTGATGCCTCAACAATGGAATATACCTCTTCAGCTATTTCTGTTGGTATAACAGCACTTGCACTTTTAAGTGCAGCTCTTTCCTCTGCATTGAGCTCCTTACCCATTAGGTCTCTCACCCATGCGCTGCGATACTCAGCTCCATCAATGTTGTAGTTCTTGTCCATGTCTTCTGTTCCTCTCTTCTCGATTGTTTTTGTTGCCTTGAGCATACCTCTTAGCTCTTTCAGCTTGTTTTCTTTAACTTCTCTCGCCTCTATCTCCTTAAGCTGATTCTCAAGGTCATTCTTTCTGGAAATCAATCCATTAGATCTCTTTTCCATCTGCTCTAGCTTTGCTCTCTTTTCATCTGGATCATCTGTTTTATCGTCATCACCATCAGTAGATTCATCTAGCGACTTGATAATTTCTTCGATTTCTTCATTAACCTCTTTGAGGCTCTTCATTACTTCGTCCTTATTCATTTAGGCTCCCTTCTAGCTTTGCTATGATTAAGTTTCTCTTTATTTCATTCTGCAATTCCACATTGGAATTTCTAATACGCTCAAGTCTCTCCGCTTCAACTCCTTCAATCACTCCGTTGAAGTAGTCACGCGCACTAATCTCCGTGTTAGGATTTGCAGGGAATGACACTGGTGATACATCGAACACCTTATCAATTTTTAAAATTGTTCGTGTTCTAGTCTCAGAATTATACTTGTCTTCTTTAACTGTGAATGCAAATGACATTTTAGGATAATTGCCAGCTGCAATATCTTCGTACAGGCTTCTACTTGCTGTTGTCTTCGATAAATCAGCTGTGATTGCTAGTCCTGTATCGTCTGTACTCAATTTCACTGTATCTGCAGATGTTCTCGCATATACTCTTCCTGTGTGATCAACTCTGAATACAACATCTGATATGTCAGCCTCTTCAAATGCCTTTCTATCAATCTCTTCGTAGTATTCAATACCATCACACTCCCACAACATGTATTTATCCCATGTTGAAGCATATCCGCGTACTAAATAATCTCCCGAATCATTTGTATCTGCTCTTAATTCGAGATTCCTATATTCTCTTTCCTTACTCATCATCTTTTTCTCCTTCTAAAGAACTTGCAATTTTACCCACAGGTGCAGTATCAAGCCTTCTGATAGGCTCATCTCCACCCTCTACATGTGGCAATCCTACAATGTCGCACCATGTGTTAGGTGTCAGCGCTCCGCGGTCAATGTAGTCTTTAAGTGCTAATTTGTCGCTCATGCTCATAAATTGTATTGTGCTGGATTGATAAATCACTTCATTACCAAATGCAAGCTGTCTCTCTGAAAAGAGTTTCCTCGTTAACTCTTGAGATAATGCCATGAGGAAAGGTTCTATTTTCATCTCATAGAATACCTGCATCTGTTCTGTTGTAGCTTTGCTCATAATGATTTCATCTGACACACCGAAGTATCTATATACATTTTCGCGAAATTCTTTCTGATTATTCCAAGTTGCGATTGTTGGTGACATGTTTATAGGTGTAAATTCCATAGATGTGTCAAGCACAGCTACACCCCCCTCATTTGCAGAGTCCATATAGTTTTTGATGAACTCATCCCTAATGTTCTTGGTATCGTTAACATCCAGCATGCTTTTAGTGCTCTTCAAGATTCCGCGTAAGTTAGCTGTAGATTTTATCGCATTAGATATAGACTGATTTGATACATTTATCATCTCAAGTGTATTGAGCAGAATATCATTATCATCTCCGCCTATATCATGTTCGTTATAGTCTTTCCTGAGCACTACCAAATCATCCCATAGGAATATGTAATCACCCTTTGCAGTGTAGAACTTGATGTATATATCCCCTTGTTCATCTTCCAGTCCCTCGAATGTTATATAGGGAATCGGATAGAATCCTGTTATACTGTTGTTCTCACGCATAATCAAGATAAATGCTGTGTTTTTTAGCTCATACTGAGTTCTAACCTTGTATAGAAAATCTTTACCATTCATGAACGGGTTTGGGCTCAATCTGAGCATTCGCTCAACGGTTTTATCCGTACACGTCGCAGATGCTTTTGACGTTTGTTCAGCTAGCGGTCTTATACATGATCTAACGATTTCTGATTTATTCATGTTACGACCGAAATTTGAGAACACCGCAGTAAATGACCCCATCTCTTTCCATCTACTCAAGCTTTTAATTCCTGAACGGAAATTGTTAATAAATTTTGTGAATATATTCATTTACTTAATCCACCTCATATAATCTTCCTCATCATTGTATAAGCCTGTCCATGCATTAAGCAGAGATACCATTCCATCAATCCTCTTCTGAGATGAACCTTTAACTGGCATAATTGATTCAATGCCCTTTGCATTGGCTGTCTTGACTCCTGTATTTAAGAGACACCATTTCAACATTGGATTGTTTTGGTAGACAATCTTGTGTTCCGCGAATGCACCATGAAGGAGTTTCATTGGATAAGTCCAGGTGAAGGCACCTTGCCTTATTTTCTCCATCTCAAATCCATACTCTTTCATCTCTTCCGCCCAATACCCCGACAGAGCAGCATCATAGCTAATCTTAAGTGGTCGTATGTTGTACTCTCTCACCAAATCAGCAAACCACTCTGTTACATCGTGGTAATTAACTGTTGCTCCTTCGCAAATTTTCAACCACCCTTGTTCAGACCAAAGTTTATATGGCGCCTCAAGATTATTGTTAGTATCACCTCTTGTTGCATCCATTTTTGATTCGGGAATGAAGTACTTCTGCAGAACATATGTATTGACATCATTCGGCTTACGTATAATGACCGTTGCGCATGTTAAGTCAGTCGTTGCTGATAAATCACATCCACCAATTGCATAACTGTTTCGCAGATATTCCATATCAACTACTTCAGTGTTATTAGCCTCTTCATATGACAACCATCCAGTTGCGCTATTTTCAGGCAAATTGAAGTCCTTTGTAAGAACTGTTGGAAGGAACTGAGGATTTCGTTGTGCCTTCTCAACATGATTCCTTAATGTATCAATCTTTTTGATTGTGCCTAGACCTGGATTTGCTTTTATCCAAGCCTCTTCATCAGTCCATTCTTCTCTGTTGTCTAGCTCATATATGAGCGGTAACACTGTATAGTCCTCAAATCCCTCATTCCACAGTGCTATGTTTGCATATTCGCTATATTTGGCATCAAAAAAGGCTTCCCGAACGAAGCCATTGGTGCTTATTAACATGTATATAGGCTGTGCTCTAAATGCTTGTGATTGGAACAAAACATCATACATAGCGCTATTCTTCTGTTCGTGTATTTCATCTTGAATCACAAATGATAGGTTCAAGCCGTCCATGTTATCAGTTTTTGAGGAAAGTGCTTTGAGTGTTCCAAAATTAAACTCAGAGTATATGTCTGTCCTTCTCTTTTTTTCAACCATTCGGAGTGCTGCCGATTGTTGCCTCATATTCGCTGCCTCAGTGAAAAGCAACATTGCTTGGTCTTTTGCATTTGCAGCACAAACGATTTCTGGGCCATTTTCACCATCATTTATTAACATGTCATGTGACATGGCTGCAGCTAACTCTGTTTTTCCGTTTTTTCGCCCGATAAATAGTGCAAATTCGCGGAATCTTCGCATTCCCTCTTCATCAATCCAACCATATAGCAATGATAAACCAGCCTTCTGCCACAGCATTAATTTTAACGGTTTTCCACCACATTCACCCTTACTCTGAGCACAGAATCGCTCAATAAATTCTATATGTCTATTTGCTACGGATTGGTCATAGTGCCATTTCCATTTATCAGAATTTGGTGCGTTATCCATATATGCACATTCCCTCTGATAGAGCTTTGTTATCTTCTCGTTTGCAACAATCTCTCCACTCTCAATTGCTTTCAGGTACTCTTTCGGATAATTTACTAGCATTTCTGCCCCTGTATGAATTCCATGAGTTCTTTTGCTGCATCTGCATCCGATTCTTTTATCGAATCAATGATTTTCATCAAAGTAGTGATTGTTCCATTAGCTGATGTTGTTGTTTTGTTGTACTCCGCTATTGCTGGATTTGCCACTAGGTTTTTTCGCCCTTTTACGTATTCCTTCTCAACAAGAGTACCCTCTTTTTTTATCACTTTTTCAAGCTTATCTAACATATCAAGTTGCACTACATATCGCTCGAATGTTGTGGCAAAGAAGAAGTTCTCTTGAACACCGTAACGCTTTGCAATTTCAAGTATTTCCTTCGCTTTTCTTCGCTTGTCTGCCTTATTCAATGCATCTTCTCCTTCCTCTTCAGATATCTTCTTATTTTCCAAAACACTCGTGCGCGCGCAGTCAGTTTTTTCTGTGACCTTGGCATCGGTGCTCCTATATACCCCCACTTCTCTTAATCAGGGGGGCTTCGATTGGTTCTCCATTTTCATCGAACAATATTTGCTTTTCCCATTTATTACTGTGTGTATGTTTCTTCCGTCCGTTACATCTATCTACTCTGTGCTTTGCTTGATGGCAATCCCTACACAGGCATTCGAGCTTATCCACATTCAACGCAATACTAGGATCAGATATATTTTGTGGTGTCAGGTGTATCTTATGATGTACTTCTTCTGCCGGGCGAAAGCATCCAACACTCTCACACATTCCACCAGCTCTTGCCATAGCTACAGCTCTAACTGACTTCCACTCTTTTGATTTATAAAACTTCTGTGCGAATTCTCTTGCCATAATTACATAATAAATGCGGTAGCTCTCGCCACCGCTTAGTCAATATTTATCAAGGAGTTGTTCATGGTTTATCTCCACGTACACTATAGCATGAGTACACCCTGAATTTTACTGAACTCTTTTGTAAATTCGTTGCTTTTCAACATCTTGTAGTGCTCTACCATGTAGAGTGTAGACCCATCGCTCAGTCATATACATCTCTTCTGCAATCGTCTCAAAGGTCTGCATTCTTATGTACCTTCTGCGCAATACTTCCGCATGATCAGCATTCGACAGTTTATAGATAACCTCTTCAATCTTGACTCTTTGCTTCCAGAGTTCATCTCGCAGTTTCTTTTGCTTTTCTCTTAGCACTGCAAGTTTAACCGCCGTATCTTCGGTTACGTGACTTATTTCTCCTCTGCCTGGCTGACTGTCATAATTTACCGCCTTCACCCCAAGAGTCTGTTCAATGTCAAATATTTGACTATCGAGCTGTGTAATTCTCTCGCCAATTCTCCGATATTCATTCATAAATTCTTTTGCTGTCATAGTCCACCTATTTTTAGTTATATTATTCCACTTAAATAAATTTGCTCCCTAGAGCAACTCATCACCTTCTGCAATTTTCTGTTTTTCGCATTCGTATAAGCAAGCTGAACCCGGAACCATTACCTCCGTTTTCTTCGTCTTGCCCGAACAAAGCTATTTGCCTTCCATCATGTTCAACAAGGCAGTCTGTAAATGTGTACCTTGTCTTGTTGTTTTTATTAATAAGCTTAGATATATATAGCTCATCTGATGGATCATTAATAATTCTCTCCATCTGGGATTTAGTTATAGCTTTATCTGAAACTATAGGATCAGGCTTTTCTAAATTTATGGAGCTACCCCAGCATCTTTTACTCTTACCCTGTCTGGCCATATATAGAGCTTTGCCTGTAATTCCGTATTCATCAAATTTGAGCTTATCCGAATTAGAAAATCCAGCCTTCCATTTATCCTCTATGACATCTCTATCCACATTTCCAAATATCATGTGGATATGTGGTCTCGCTTTTGAGCCAGTATCATCACCGGCATGGTTGGATATTACATATACATATTTCACCGGTTCACTGGATCTCTTTTTCATCTCCCTACGTACTCTTGCCACATAGTTAGTTATATCCTTAAGTACCTGCTCTCTGTTATATGGCAGATGAGCATCGTCATATGTGAGATCTATGCTAAAGTCTCCCTCTTTGAAATTAAGATTGCATAATCTGACAAAGTATCTCTGACTTCGTTTTGAATTTAGATTCTTCTGTGCCGGTGATGACTCATGTCTTTTTTCTGCTCTTTTTATAATTCTCTTCCTTGGAGACACATTATATATTTCTAGCTCGAGATAATCTCCGGTGTAATATTTCTTCGTTCTTATCATAGTTACTAAATGCCTGACTTGTTAATACTCATTTGAACTCTTAATCCGGCTCGCAGCCGGATGGTTTTACCTTATTTTTTTGATTTCTTTCTTCCTTATATATAGGAAGAAAGTTTTGAAGTTTTAGTTCTATATATGAAAGCGGCAAGCATCTGTAAAAAAGTAGTATGTGCTCTTATATATTTATGTACGATTTTGAAAGAAGTATATCTTCTGCCTACCGCTGTCATATCTTATGTTTTCCATTTATGCATACACATATATACACACTAATAGGATTGTTAGTCCTGTAAGGAGTAGTACATCTGCTATCATGAATAATTTATTTGCCACATCCATCCTCTTCATTGCTGTGAATGATAGCGCTACTATTCCAACCATAAGACCTGTGATTAAGAAAGTTATTATTAAATTAAGCATTTTCTAGTTCTCCAGTAAAATTATTAACCTCTTCAGTCTTCCATGCTGGCACTGTGGGGAATGCACAAGTGGCGCATTTATCATAATTATGCTTCCGGCACCACTTGCATATACCCTCACGTTGCTCTTCCGTATACATAGCTGCTATATCTTTTGACCTAATCAAGAGGAAAGTCTCCTGCCAGTTCTGCATTAATAGGGTTTTCGTATCTTGCGATGATTTCTGCCATGACTCGTTCCTCTTCTTCCGGATCCGGTCCGGATGGTTCAAGATACTCATTCACTCTTTTTTCACCAAGTAGATCATCAAAGAATTTATGCACTCTGCTTTTCCTCATGTGTTTTGGTTTAGCTTTCATTTGGGTTCCTCCCGCCAATCTCCCAGTTCAGATATACTCTTGCTTTTTCTAAATCTTCCAATCCGCCTTTGTTGTCGGCTCTGATTAAATATTTCAGAGCATTTCCTCTGCAAAATGCTTTGAACCCACCTTCTCCTAGTACTGCTCTAATAACATCTATCGACTCTATATCAAGTCCATCCAGCTTATAATGTTTAGGTTCATTGACCGAGTCGCACCCTGTTTCTTTATTATCTGCAGTTCGAAGAGCTTCTATTTTAACTGCTAAACCGGGATCCTGATTCACCATCCTAGTTAGCTGTCTAAAGGTCTTGCCTAGTCTTATGCATCTGATACTGTAATCAGATATACCTAGCAGGTATTTAATCTGTTCAAGCATGTTCTCAACATCTGCAACCTCCTCCTGAACACAATCTATGTTCTTGTGACTCAGTGCTTCAACAAGTTCATTTAACTCTTCAATGGATTTCCCTAGTTGGTTTTCTAATCCGTAATGGTCTGCTATAAATTTCAGTTCTTTGCTTATCATGTTCTCCTACCCTTTCAGCTGTTCTTCTTCAGTGTGCAGTACCTGAAGTAATGCACTGCGTACCTTTTCGCCTTGTCCCGGATCTTTCGCCTCGATGACTGCAAGGCTTTTACAGCATGATTGAAATATTTCCTGCAATATGTTGACCTGTGTCCGGAAGGTTGTCAGTTCATTCTGACTGCTTGCGGACAATTCTTTTTCGAGTCTCGCTATTGTCTTCTCGGCTTCGGTATATGCTGCCTGAAGCTCAGCCTTACCTTCCTTTACTGCTTTTTCCTTATCCTTTTCATGCTCAGCTTTATATTTATCTACTGCCTTTTGTACATCCTCATTAGCTTTAGCCTTTGCACTTGCCACCCTTGCCTTTTCTTTTTCAAGCTTTTGGGTTAGCTTTTCGATTTCCTGATTCTTCGCCTCAAGCTCGGCTGTGCTTATTTCTGATTCGGATTGTTCAGCTTCCAGCTCTGCAATGCGGTTTTTAAGGTTTTCTATTTCATCACCTGTGCCGGCTTCAAGTTCATCATTCCTCGCTTTCAAGGCAGCGATTTCTCCTTTGAGTTCTGTTACCGTCATATCTGTAACATCTTCCGACTCAATCACCTCTTTCGCTATCTCTTCCGGAGCCGATAGTAAGGCAAACACCTTGGAAATGCTCAAATTCGTACACGTGTACGAATTTGAAAATATGCTGTTTTCATCTGCTGCACGTTTGGCCAATTGCATCATTTTGTTTGCTTTTGACTGCGAAAATTCCAAATTATTATCACACCATGTGCCAAACTCTCCATGAGGTAATCGCTCCTTTACTATGAGCAGGCGGCGACCGGTGGATGCTGCCATCATGAGTGCGACGTTTCCAACAGCCTCCATCTGTTGATATAATCCATTTGCCTCATGACACAGCTGCTCCGTGCTCTTATCTTCTAACTCACCATTGGCTTCATTAATTTCATAATTTACATCTATAATTGATTCTGTCATTATGCTGCTCCCTTCTTAGGTTTCTTTTTACTTCTTGGCTTTACAATGTTTTCCAGCCAATCATCTACCCACTTTCTAATTTCCGGTAATGGCAGTCGATTACCTGTTCCATAGCATTGATATATACGGTTGTCACGGAGTTCAATTGTTATGAATGATGTATTAGGATCATCAGTTCGCCTCATAACAAATACTGCTGTATCTCCTTCCGTTACGCTGTAATAGTATGAAGCAACACAATTTTTGTTATAACGACCTTCCTCTTCAAATTCTTTGTAGTTTCTAAGCGGTCGTATAAGATATTCATTATCTTGATAGACATACTCTTCTAGTTGCGGAAGATACATTTTTTCATAATTCTCTTGTTGCTTTTTGCATTTTTCCGCTTTTTCTGCATCTTTCTTTTCCAGATACTCTCTTGAGACCCTATCATGTGCTTCATTTAAGTTTTTAGGATATAGATAGTAATCATTTTGTGGATATTTCAGTTCTTTAAGTTGTACATAATAATCTTTGTATAAGCTTCCTATCTCACCTCGGTTACAAGAATTGCCCTGTGTTTTACATTGTTTTTCAAGATATCTAAATAACTGAATTAAATTATTAAGTTCCCTCAGTTCTTTTATCCAGCCATAACCATAGCCATTTCCGCACAAGAATCTCGCATCCGGAACCCATTTTTGGCATAGTTCCATATGTTCTTTTTTTACTTTGTTTTGCTTCTTAAGGACCTTGTACCTTAATATTCCATCTGCGTTGAAATAATCCCATTGCTTCAGTTTATCGATATCCTGCGGTGATAGTCGCAATAGTTCAGGAATCGTTCTAGCTCGCCAGTTTGGTCTTATATATGTTGGTATTTTTTCAAGCTTGTACTCTACCAGATGCGCAAGTCCTGATTTTTTAATATATTCAACACTTGGATATCTTGCACAAAACACCATCTCATCAATCAGGTAGTTAACAAAATATGAATCAGCTAAATTTGTTTTTGATCGCATTTTTAGATGTATATCCATGTGTTTCAAAAAACTTTGGGCAATAAGATTATCTGAATTTATATCCACGACAAATCGTTCATTTGATATTACATGTTGTGGTTTGTATTTCCCCCATTCAGGCTCCCCGGTTCTCCAATTCCAAATATAGCCATATGAATATTGTTCATCTCTGTTGATTACGTTGATTGATTCAATTTCTATCTCAATAGTGTCTTCTATTTGTTCAACATTCTTTTCTGCACATCTCCAATAGCTGCAGGCTGAGGCACAGTATATACTTTCATCTTCTAACCACAACCAAAAGAAATATTGATGCGTTCCGGTAGGAGCTGTAGTATGCGGCAATGCCAATTCCCAATTGCCACATTCAGGGCAATAGACTCTTTGCCCTTTGTATATCGTTTCCTGATAATCCCAGATATGCCCGCAGTGTGAACAATGTGCTATTTTCTTCCAGCGGTTATATATAGTTGCTGCACAGGTTTCCTGATTCACCCAATCCTCAAAGTTGTCTGGAAAGTGAATGTTTATAGGTGAGTTATCTGCATTTCTATAATTGATTTGCATATCCACCTCCTCTACATCAGGTCAAGGATATCTATTGTTCCTGGACTAGTGATGTTTGATGATGGTTTCGCATGAATGTCGTAGTAATCATCAATGATTTGTAGCACCTCTTCATCTGAAAGACACCCAATACTATCCTTAGCATTTTTCTTGGCTTCGGACGTAATCTTGGAGATTAAGTCTTTAATTGATTTACCCTCTGCAGTTATATGCTTTGCCACCTCTTCAGTCTTGCAGATTTCATTTAGATGTTCTTCTATGAAATTGGCAAGAGAGCCACCGATTTTCAGTGACTCTTCAGTAATTTGTTCTCTCGCCTTATTAATTACTTCTAAACTCATGATTCTCTCCTGTTGCTATTACTCTATCTTTAACTTTCAAATTCACCTGACAGTATGATGCTTAGTTCGTACGCTTCCTCTTCAGTAAGAGTGATACCACGTGACATCTTTTCATGCTTAGGATCCCAATCTCGTATGTCATATTTTGGTTCGTTATCATTCCAGGACACGAGATTAAGCTCTTTCGTCCATCCATTCTTGCTTTCTGAGATAATCCCTATATGTTCCTTGATTTCACAATTAATCTGATTCATTTTTCTCCTCGTTTCTTTATTCTTCAAAGTTAATACCGCATATGCGTCCCATCTTCTTTGATTGCACCCCATGACCATATTCACCTGCTTGAGGCTTATCTCGCATAAAGGCTCTGAAGTCTACCATGCACTGCGGACAGAGATCATATACTCCCTCTGCATCTCCTATCACATCCAGCTGTTTACTACGATTCCTATAGTCAATTTCTTCTCCGCATCTATCACAAAAAATGCGTTTCATGCTTGCCTCCTTAAATAGTCATCTGGTTCTGTTGCTTTCTTTTTCTCACAATATTTATTTTTGCCACTACTCTAGTAATCACAACTTCGCTATCAGCTGCACTAACTTTCACTGACTCAATAAACCCTTTATGTACTAGTTCACAAGCAGTCTTCACTAAATCGATTGCAGGCTGTTCCATTGGTTCAAATTCGAGTTCACTTGATTTTGAACCGCATAACATGTCTACATTTTCGCGCATCAATCGAAACCACTTAACTTCACTTTCACAATCACATTTATCTGTTGCAATAGCGTCTGCCTCTTTCTGTGAATTTGCATCCACAAGATGCATTTGCCCGCAATCTTTGCAAAATCCCTTCATAATGCGTACCTCTCTTTTACTAAAACATTTCTCTTGGCTGACCCTCTCTGGCGTGTAACCTTTCATACTCTTGCTCTCTAGTTTCGATGTCTCTTTCTTTTGATTTAATGATCTCCATTAGTATTTCTTTCGTTTGTGTTCTAGAGTTATGCGTTGTTCTCAATCTTTCTTGATACTTGCATATTTTCCTTTCATCTTCTCGATTGGCGAATATAAGTTCACGCATTTTCTGGCGACCTTCCAAATCATAACGGCAATGCCATTCATCGTTGTACTCACACTGTTTACAGCATTTGTCGCAAATAGTTCCTTTAATACGGCGGCACCACCGGAAAGCTCTATTATCTCTCGGTGTTCCATGTTCGTGACCACAGCGATCACATATGCAACCAGCCTCTACCATTGTTACTGACATTGGTTGATGATATCTATGATCATCGCTGTTCCTGAATCAGCAGTGACATTAGCCGCCTTTTGATACCCATCGTTAAATGTTGCAACCACAAGTTCATGTGTGCTTTCACGTTCATACTTTAGCGATACCAAATCATAGAAGCCTCTTGTTTGTTGCAGCGTTGATAACAACTCATTACATATTTTTTGTTTGTCTTCCATTTCTGCTTCTTCTCCTTTATCAATTACAACCTATGGCATACAGGAATACCCACAGCATGGGGATGAATAGTGCGGCAGCGATTGAACCTACTAATGCAATCGGTTGAAAGTTTCCATCTTCGTCTGAACACATATACTTAACAGCTTCAACGAATTCCTTCATCTTGATTCACCGGCCTTTCACTGCTCTTAATATCGATATTTATTTCAACCGAGGCATTCGCTATCGCATCTGCATAGCCTGTGCAGTACATTAGTTCTGCAAGAGGCTCTAATTCAGCTGGAAATTCAATATCGAATGCATCCTCTAAGCTTAGATACATTATCTTTTTATGACTTTCATATGCCGCCTTTGCAGCTTCAGTTAACTCCTCTTCATTTATCATTGGTTTTAGATTCTTTTTACTCATTGTGGTTTTCCTCCGTCTTTTTTTCGGTTAATTACACCGTCTTGTATTCATAAGCCTGTCGGCCACATCTGATGCAAAGTACTGCTTCTTTTTTCCATCCGTAATGTATTCGCACCCTGCCATCAGGTTAATGACGTAGTCTCTGGATTTACCTAGATACCTGGCTATGTCAGACTGACATGGCCAGTTTCCAACTTCCCTTTTTATATCTCGAACTATAGTCTGTTTATCCATGTCCTTGTCCTTTTCTTCCTTTGATGTATAATCTCCCTAACAAATATTTTTATGAAAGGATATTTTTATGTTTTACCAAACTGTTATAAGCCTTGTGCTCTCTGGCTTTACTGCTTTCGCAGCTGTTAGTTCGGTGGTTATTGCTATTAAGACCCTTAGACAAAACTCAAAGATGATTGAAAATTCTACTCGCCCCTATGTTGTTGTCTATGGTCGCAATATTCGTTTAGATGAAAAAACCTATTTCTATCTTGTTGTTAAAAATTTTGGCACTTCTGCAGCATTTGTTGATTCCTTCCATGTTTCAGAGTCATTGGAATATGGAGTGAACAGCGATGAAGATTTTATACATCGTTTAAATGGCGCAGTTATAGTTCCTAACCAGTCTCATTCTTGCTATTTAAGAAATGATTCGGTACCTGAAACACTGACAGTTGAACTTAAATATCATGCAGTATCTTTAAAATCCAAATCCTACGTTGAACGATTTAAATTTAATCCAAAAGCTGGCATTAATATGGTTCAAAACGACTTTATTGTTCCAGGCAAGGATTCCGTTGATAGGATTGCTACATTTATACAAGAATTCTGGAAAATGAGCCTTTAACCTAAGATTATGTTAAGCAGCATTATCAACGAGAATCCCAAAGTACTAACACCAACAGTCAACATTGCGAGCATAACTACAATAAAAAAGCGATCCTCGTGCCAGAAATATTTAACTGAATCTATAAAGTCTTCAATCTCTTCTTTTATACGTCTCAGCATCGTTACTCTTCTCCCTCTTCATCACTAGGTTTAGCTTTTATTTGTTGTTATAAAATGCAGCCTAGCTGTATAATCTCCTTACAGGCTGTTTGACCGAGTTTTTAGAAAGGAGATTGTTTAAGATGGCTTGTGATTATGAATCAACTTTGCAGATTGCTAGAGACATTACCGTTGCAGCACTATCCGCATCAACCGTTACCCTTTTAGGCGAAGAAGACGGTAAGGTTATCGGAGAAATGTTTACAGCAATCCATGAAGCTGTTGTTAAGGCTAACAAGGATGTTATTTCTGAAAATCAGAATGTCTCTTATTAGCCTTTAATTCTCAGTTTGGCTAGAGGCTCGACCAATTGCACAATTTCTCTTATGCATACATCTGATGACAGTCGGGCCTTTATTTCATTAGCCAGCACCTCTTGTACCTCAGTTGTGATTCGTGCTTCTTTTCGTAGATAGTAGGAAAGAGATTTCTGCTCTTGTTTACATTCTTTTTCTGCATCACTCTTCAGGGTTTCAATTTTCTCTTTAGCATCGTTCAATTCTTCTTCCATGCATGCTAGCTTATTCTTAGTTTCTTCTAGCATCTTTTCTGTGGCTCTTAATTTTGAAATTTCCATTTTATTTTTCCTTTCTTAAACCTCTTCATCGCCGTTTTATAGTTGACTATATTTTTTGTTCATCGAAAGAACCAGTTATATCTTCTACATTGCAATCCAAAGCTTTTGCAATTTTCACCAAGGTGCTCACGCTCGATTCCTTGAGTGCTCCACTTTCTAGTCGACTAATTGTGATTCTGCCAACCCCTGATTCTCTAGATAATTCCTCTTGATTAAGCCCTTTTGCTTTTCTGATTTCTTTTAGGTTTGTAAAATCCATGTTGTACCTCCTTTGTCTGAAATTATAGTCGACTATAATTTTTGTGTCAACCCCTTTTTTATAGTTGACTGTACTTTTTTTCTTTTGTATAGTTAGCTATACAAGGAGAAAGGGGAACTATTATGCACTTGGGAGATGTAATTTACAATTTTAGGATGACACACAATAAAATGTCTTTAGTTGAATTTGCAAAGTTAGCTAAATTATCAACTGCCTATATTAATCAGCTTGAGAGAAATGTAAATCCAAAGACTGGTGAGTCGATAGTTCCGTCATTAGAGACATTCTATAAAGTCTCTAATGCAATGAATATTTCTTTAGATGAGCTTCTAACTATGGTTGACGAAAACCAACCTGTCGGACTAGCGGGAGTTCAAAGTTACGAAAAGCCATTTACTCAAGAGCGTCCTCTTCCATCAAACATCATGGTGCCAGCTGGTCGACAAATCCCTATTCTAGGTACTATTTGTGCTGGGAATGGTATTCACTGCGAGGAGAATTTCGAGGGTTATTTCTTAGTGGATAGATCTATCAAGGCTGATTACTGTCTACGAGTTAAAGGTGACTCTATGATTGATGCTAATATATATGATGGTGATGTTGCTTTCCTGAGGAAAGATTTTGACTTTATAGATGGTGAGATCTACGCAGTATGCTATGGTGCTGAGGAATCTGCATCACTAAAGAAACTATACAAAACGGATAATAAAATGTTACTGCAACCATGCAACTCAGGTTATGCAGCTGTATTTGTTGATGTAGATGATGTAGTAATTGTTGGTGAGTGTATTGGTACTTATCATGCAAGGTAAATTATAGAAAGGTAATCATATGGAATATAACGTATATTGTGATGAAAGTTGCCATTTAAGGCGCGATTATTCTAATGTTATGGTTTTAGGTGCGATATATTGTGATCGCTCAAGAGCTAAAGAGATTAATAATGAAATTAACGCACTTAAGGAAGTTTATGGTTTCAATAGAAAAGCCGAAATAAAATGGACTAAGGTTTCTCCATCTGGTCTGGACTTCTATCTTTCTTTAGTTGATTATTTCTTTAATAATGAATATTTATCTTTTAGAGGATATATTGCTAGGGGAACAGATGAGATTAGAACTAGTTCAGATGAAGACTATGATACTTGGTACTATAAAATGTATTATCGAACACTTGAATATATTGTTGATCAGGATGTGGAATCGCAGTACAGCATATACCTGGATATAAAAGACACAATAGGCTCTACCAAAGTTGCCACTTTAAAAAAATATTTAAACACACATTATGGCAAGGGACAAATTAAAAAAATGCAACTTGTAGATTCATCTGATATAGCTATCCTACAGCTTGCAGATTTATTAATCGGAGCTCTTGCCTATAAGCATCGTCAACTCGAAACGAGTCAATCAAAACTTGATGTTATCAGCAGAATTGAAGAGTTATCTAGCCAAGACGTATTTCTTTCTGTTCCAAAAGCTAATTCTAAAGCCAATTGGTTTGTTTGGGTTCCAGATTCTTGGAGGTAGTATTAATGGAAAATTATATTATTTCAGATAAGCTTTCTGATCCAATGCTTTATACTGGTGTGTCAATTGAAGAAATACTAGACGAGGCTATGGATAAATTTTACCATTCTTTTTTAAAGAAAGAGGTAAAACCAAAATATAATTCAAAAGATATATTCTTTGATATGAACAAGAAACATAAAGAAATTAACATGTTAACGTTGAGTCATCCAGAAAGATTTTTGCATATTTCATCTTTAAATATGGATGAAACAAAATATGATATGCTTTTCTGTGAAAATGATTCTGCTAAAAACAATTGTTTTAACTCTTGCGAAAATGGGAGTTCTAGAAATTCTAGTATTAGATTAATCGGCAGGACTGAATGTATATACCGTATAAATAGAATCCATTGGATTCCAGAGATTATTCAGTTTGCAAATAACGGTTCTTCACAAATCCAAGAATGGGATTACATAGACAAAGATGACAACCATAAACCTATTTGTAAGCGATATATAAGGTATATCGGAGATGGTATTGATTATGTAATTATTTTAAGGGATAGAAAATTTGATTATATATTCGTTACTGCATTTCCTGTCTTAATGAAACGTACTAGAAAAATGTTTAGTCGAAATTATAAAAATTATATAAATAAAAAGGCCGAGTGACCAAAGGAAACTCAGCGGACTCTTACATACACATTGGTAGTTGAGCTACTTAAAATATATCATATTATGTAAAAAAATCAATACATAATGTTTGTACAATGCCGTACAATGTGTGCATTTTATTTAGTATAAACTATAAAAATAGCCATCACCCGCTGCAACAGGTAACGGCTATAGAAATTGGCATCGTTTGATACACAAAGTTCCAACAAAAGTATATCAGCGATGCCTTGTTATTACAAGCAGGGCACTTTTTGTGCATCAATCATGGAGGCTGATATGAATTATATTCGTAGGTCATTCACATATAATGGTAAACGGTATTGTGTGTATGGAAAGAATGAGCGAGAAGCGATTGAAAAACTTGTACTAAAGCGTCAAGCTCTTGAGAATGATGAATTGGTTAATCCTGCAAAACGAACAGTATCATCATGGGCGATTGAGTGTGTTGAGACATATAAGGTAAGACAAAGCCCTATCACTCGGGAAAAGTATTTACAGAAGATGAAGGCCTATGTTCTCAATGAGATTGGATCTATGCTACTCAAGGATATATCACCTATTGTATGCCAGCAGGTATTAAATCTAAAGGCCGACAAGTCTAAAGCTACTATAAATGATACCTATCAAATGCTACGTTTTATTTTTAAGTATGCGAAAATCAATAAATTTATCAACAGTGACCCAACGGAGCACCTCGCAAAACCAACTGGATATTATAATCCTAGACGTTCACTTACAGTTGCGGAAGAGCGGCACTTTTTAAATGTGCTAGATAGCCATTACGAGCCTCTTTATTTTGCGTTAATGTACTATGCTGGATGCCGACCATCTGAAGCTTCATCAGTTGAATTCAGGGATATAGTAATGCGTGAGAATGTCAGATATTTACATATACGCGGAACAAAGACAAAGGCTGCCGATAGATACGTTCCAATCGTAGATGGACTTGCGAAGTTTATTCCCTCTTCAGTTAGTCCTTTTGAGCTACTCTGTAAAAATAGATATGGAAAGGCTTTGAATAAAGATAACAAAAGGCGAACATGGGCACACCTCTGCAGGTTGATGAATATTGATATGGGATGTAAAGTATATAGAAACCAACTACTACCACCATTCCCACTAGCTACAGATATTTCTGCATACTCCTTACGTCATACATTTTGTACAAATCTGCAAAAACGAGGTGTGGATATTAGAACTGCTCAATATCTGATGGGACATGCCGATATTCAAATGACAGCCAATATATATACTCACGTTGATTTTGAAATTATAAATCAGGCAGCAGCATTAATGTGATACCGTGTTACTCGCTGCGATAACAGGTGCTACAGTCGTTGAAATTACTGATTATCATGCTGTACTCCTAAAGCGGGTGTCGGAGGTTCGAATCCTCTTCGGGACACCAGTTAAAAACACTGCAATTCTAATGAGTTGCAGTGTTTTTATTTGTCAAAATTCTTTTACATGCTCGTATAGTGTTCAAGCACCGCAGAAGTCACGCCCTTCGAGCTAGACTCAACTGCGATTCCCAGGATTTCCTTAACCAACTTGAAATTTTCAGTGGCATTTCTCTTCCATTCCGCAAATTCAGGCCCAAGAATATAATCTTGATACTCTAAACTATCCTCCGGTCTCCCTTCAATTCTGACGAGAAGACCTTTATCACGCATAACCCTAACTACAGTTCGCACTTCATCGTCCGTCGAGTAGAATAATTCTGGTACCAGCTTTACCTTCCTCTGAATTGCGTCGGAAACGAACAAATATAAACGCAGCTCCTTATTTACAAATCTCTTATCGGGTATGTAAATAGGTTCAGTATTGTCAGGAATTTGAAACTGCCTTTTTTCCTTCTTTATTCCATAGTATTCGCAGATCCTATCTGCTTCTCTCTTAGTTAAGCTATACTTTGTTTGAAACTGTTTCTTTGTAAGCATCTATATCACCTAATTTTTTGAGACTTAATCTGTCACTATGATAACATATGAGAGAATACTAAAAAGGCTATTTTTCAGTATAATAGTGCCGGATTTTCAGTTATTAATTGCTTCTGTTATAATAACGAACATATATTGTAATATTTCACACAAGAATTATTAAGTAAATCGAGACAAGCGAGGCCATATGATCGAACTAAGAAATTATCCATCGGTAAAATACAGTTATGACGAATGGCTGGAGTTTTTACGAGAAAACGACAAGCACAGGCTGCAGATAGATTTCTTGAAGGAGACCGCCCTACCTGCCGATATCAAGGCGCTGATACTGCCTTCTGTTTCTGCATTTCAAATCGGTGAGCA